TGCCACCACTAAAATTACCAGTTCCAGTTGAACTTGTAATTGATACAGAAGTGATTGCTGATGTTGTGCTAATTGTTCCAGCCTGTAAAGCACTATCACCAGTGTTTGTCGGGTTCATCGTGCCATATGCTAAAAAATTCTTGGAATATGTTGCATCGGCATATTGTCCAATATACAAACGATAACTATTTTGATTTGCAGTTGTTGGAATATCAATTGGGGATTCAATAACAGCATTTTGCGTAATCGCGCCAGCTTGAAGACCAGTGCTTCTTTGAGTTCCCGCAGAAAGTCTAATTCTTCCTGTTGCTGTCGCCACTTTGGCATCTTGAACGATAACTATTAAATCTGTATAAGAACCCGAAATTCCAGAAATTGTCGTAGTTGTGCTTCCTAGATTTGTGGTGCTCAATAAAGTCATTCCACCAGCAGCAGGTGTTGCCCACTTAAGTCCAGTACTAGCAGTGCTATCAGCAGTAAGAACTGTGTCATTAGCACCAACGGCTAATCTAGCAACCGTATCTGCAGCAGTTGCTGCAATGATGTCACCCTTAGCATCTACTATTGTAGGATTGATTGCTGAAGTAGAGGTGATGTAATCAGCGTGTGTGTGAGGACCAGTACCTATGGGATACCAAACATTGTCTGTTGAGTCCCAAGCATAACCTGGTCTAGGTGTATTGCTAATTGTGGCCATTGGTTAGTTGCCTCCTAGTAGGATTCTTGCTTCTTCTTCTGTGATACCAAGACGAGTTAGTAGTGCTTGTCGTGCTGTTGCTTTTGCTTCTGCTTTAATTTTCAATTCTTTATCAGCAACTTTTGCGGCTACATCAAATTGCTCTTTTGTTAAAGGTTCGCACTCAACAAATACAATATCCTCATATTTGTCACCATAAGTCGCCCAACCACCTTCTGGTCTAATAAATTCCAAAACTTCATTTGCTTTTAATATCAAGGTGTTACCTCCATAAGTGTCATTGTTGCTTGTCCTCCACCCCATTGCCATCCTACTGCACCACCACCACTTGATACGGCTGCAGTTGTTTTGTATGTTGTAGCAGATGTTGTTGCTGGAGAATCTAAATAACTTCCTGATAAACCGCCTGGCACGAAATAAGTAGGGCCATTATTGTATAAAAATTCACTACAAAAACTATTACCGATAGTAGTTGAACCTCTTTTTAAATATAAACCATTTACATAACCGCTAGCATTTGTTCCTGCGGTTTGACTAAAAAATACTAATACTTTATTGCTTGAAGATGTTGGTGTAATACTTGCACTTAAGCCAGTATCGGCTGTAACTCCAGCAGATATATTTACTTGTGTTGAATATGTTGCATTTACAATTTGCACCACTTTTGAAGAAGCATTAGCCCAAGATGGAATTCCGCCAGCAACTGTAAGTACCTGTGCGCTACTTCCAATACCCAATCTAGCAGGAGTATTAGCAGCAGAGGCATAGATAATATCGCCAGTAGTTGTAGTAAGTGTTTTACCTATGTAAGCAGCATTACTCTGAGTCTGTGTATAGACATCTGCAATACCTAGTACTGAACTACCAATTACCTCAATGATATCACCAGCAAGAGTTGCATCAATTAAAGTAATAGAAGTACCAGTAGTTGCTGTGTAGTCATTACCACGAGATAGAAGCACACCATTACGGTATACCTGCTCATATCCTGAGGTATAAGTTAATGTAACTGAGTTATCATCTAATCCAGATAAAGCAGTTGTTCCAGTAGAAGGAGCCTTTGACCAGCGAGTTACCGCTTGACCAACTACGCTACCATCTGTATCTACCCAGATTTGTCCATCACTAGGTGATGAAGGCTCTGTAGGTTGTGCAAGAGCACCAGCAACTACGCCCCAAGATGAGGTAGAACCATCTGTTGTTAGATACTTGCCAGAGTTACCTGTCTGTGAAGGAAGAGCATCTACAGCAGCCCAAGAAGATGCTGTTCCATCTGTCTTAAGAAATTTGCCAGTGTTGCCAGTTTGACTTGGCACTACATATGCAGTTGAGTCTGTAGCAACCAAAGTCTTACTTGATGGAATTGTAGTTCCATTGATAGATGTAGCAGTAGCCACACCTAAAACTGGAGTTACTAAGGTAGGGCTAGTATTCATTACAAAGGTAGAACCAGTACCAGTCTGGGCAGCAACGCTAGTTGCAGCACCAACAGAGGTAATAGGACCAGTTAGATTACTTGGTGCAATTGTTACACCGTCTACATATGATTTAGTTGCTGCATCAGTAGTTGCAGTAGGTGTACCTAGTCCTGTAATTTTATTAGTTCCCATTGCAATAGCACCAGTCATAGTACCACCAGCAAGAGGTAACTTAGTAGCAATAGAGTTGGTTACTGTTGTTGAAAATGCTGCATCATTACCAAGGGCAGTTGCTAACTCATTAAGAGTATCAAGTGCTGCAGGAGCAGAGGCTACAAGATTATTTACTGCGGTTCCTACAAATGCTGTAGTAGCCACTTGAGTAGTGCTAGTTCCAGCAGTAGCAGTAGGCGCTGTTGGTGTGCCAGTTAATGCTGGGCTAGCCAATGGAGCATATGTACTTGATGCTGTAGCAGTTGCTAATTTAGAATCTAATTGAGTTTGAATAGCAGAAGTTACACCATCTACATAACCAATTTCAGTTGATGAAACAGTAGATGATATGCCTAATTTTGTCCAGTCAATGGCAGCCGATGCGTTAACGTCAGCATTAACAATGCTATTTGTAAGGTTAGTTTTGCTATAAGCAATCTGGGCTGAAGTATTAACATCTGCGTTAACAATGGTGCCATCGGCAATCATTGTTGAGGTAACTGTTCCAGTATCTGCAACCGTTACTGCTGTGCCTGAAATCTTAGTCTTGTCAATAGCGGCAGAAGCATTAATATCCGCGTTAAGGATTGTGCCATCAAGAATCATTGTGCTAGTTACAGTGCCAGTATCACTTGTCTTAACAAGGGTAGCACTTGTAGGAATAGTAGTTCCGTTAATAGATGTGGCTGTGGCTACACCAAGAGTTGGTGTTACAAGGGTTGGGCTAGTAGCAAGTACTACTGAACCAGTTCCAGTCTCATCTGTAAGAGCAGCAGCAAAGTTAGCACTAGATGGAGTGCCTAGGAATGTGGCTACGCCAGTTCCAAGTGAAGTAATACCAGTACCACCGTTGGCTACTGGAAGAGTTCCAGTTACGCCAGTAGTTAAAGGCAATCCAGTTGCATTAGTTAATACTGCAGCAGATGGTGTACCAAGGGCTGGGGTAGTTAAGGTTGGAGATGTAGCAAATACTAAGGAGCCAGTACCAGTTTCATCAGAAATAACTCCACGAAGTTCGGCAGATGTTGTTGCTGAGTGTTGAGCAAGGGTTCCATTGATGTGGTCATTAGCCTCTTGTAGGTCACGACCAACAACCATATGCCGAATTACTGCGCCAGCAGAGTGGGCTACACCAGTAGAGCCATCAATGCCACGAGTAATGGTAAGGGTGTTACCAGATGCGTAGTTACTTACATCTACAATTTCTTCAAGGGCTGTATCTGGGTCAATAACAACCGTATAGGTTTGACTTGCTGAAGGTGTTTTACCACCCATAAGGTTTGAGCCAGAACCAACAACCATAGTTGTATCAGTAGATGTGATAGCACTAGATAGTGTGGTTTGTTGTGCTCGTGATGAGTATTTTCTAGTTGTCATTTAGGTTCCTATTTAGAGGGAGTAGTGGACACGGATAGGATATTTGCTTTCTTGCTTTTTAATTTCTTCGGCTAGTCGTTGACTATACAAAGCGTAAATATTTTTAGTAAGTGATTGAGATGAACCGTATGGGCGTTTACTATCTACCTCATCAGCCTGCGGGCTAACCATTGAAGCACGTGCTGGGTCAAGGTTAGTAAGCAAACGATAGGTAGCCCCAAGGATTGTTAAGTCTTTGCAAGACTCAGGCAATCCAGTTTGTGTTGCAAACTCTTGGGTGTTGGCAGTAAATACAGCAGGATATGAAGAGTAAACAATTTGAATAGTACGACCAGATGGAATGCGGTCATAAATTGATATAGTTTGACCACTAGTAAATGCGGTAGTGTTAGCATTGTTATCAAATCGCCAAGAACGAATAGGAACCCATTCTTTACTAGCACCAATTGTTTGATAAGCAACTGCTAATATATCACGAATGTTTAATGAATCACCGGTAGCAGGTAATCTAAAGGCTGCAACGGCAGCATTAGAAGTAATAGTAGTTGTTGAAGCAGCAAATATACTAGAACCTAAAGCATTGATAGTATCGTTAATTGCTCTCTTAATTGTAAATCTTGGAAAAGTTGGAGAAATAGTTACTTTAGCATCTGCTGCGTGTGTAGCAGCAGTAGTTCCTAAGTATCCTCTACCATATGGGGCAACGGTTGCAGTGTTACCAACTCGGTCATAGGTATCTATCCAAAACAATTCTTCATCAATTTCAACAATACCTTTACCTACGTTATCAGTTGAGCCAAGGCTTAGAGATGTAGGGGATGCACTAGATGATGTGGTTGTAGTAACAGCAGTCTTAAGATAAGTAGAGCGGTCTTGGGTTAATGTGTATCCAGCCAAATTCATAGATACTTCATCAATCATATTGGTTAATGTGGTTGCCATTATACGCTTATGCTCCTTAAGGCAGCAGGTGCTGCTAGACCAGTTGTTGATGCAAGTTCATTGCATACGCCATCAATGTCTTTAAAATTATCACGAGTTCTGCTTGCACTAACTTTATAGTTTAAAGCACCAACAGTTGCAAGACCAGTAGTACCAGCCCATTTATTAGCAGCACCCTGTGCATCAAGATATAGTGTTACATCAGTGATGCCAGCAAGACGATTAAGTTCTTGAGTTAGGCTGCTACCTGCTTTACCGAGTGCCATTGTTTATCCTATCTAGGTGTAATGATTTTCTTATCAGGGGTAATAAGTTTTGACTTAGGTTCTTCTTTAGGTTTGCCAAAAAATGCGTTGTAATAATGTTCATCAAAAGAGAACCGTTTCATATGTGGGGCTAACGCTCCAGTATGGCAATAAAGTGGAACCTCTGCTCTATCGCATAACATAAAGAAGAATATATCTTCTCCTATAAATTTAGTGCCTCTGCCCATTTCCATAAACATTTGTCCATCAGGGGCTACGGCTTTAACTTTTTTAACTATACTGCGGTGCATAAGGATGAATCCAAACCCTGTTGCATCAACCTTAATTAATTTATTTTCTGGCAATGGATGAATTCTGGCTAAACCAAAAGTACCATCACCTTTATTGGTAAAACTAAATACAGTAGGCATTGGAACCATTAAAGGTTCCTCAGGATTATCTGTAGTAAAATATACTCCAGAAATTAGTGGACGCTCTTTAGCATCTTTGTTATCCCAAAGTAATTTAAATGTTTCTGGACTAATTACTACATCTGAATCTACCCATAGTAGCCAATCAGATTTAGACTTCTCATACCAATAATCAATTACTGTTTGTCTTTGTCTAGCAATTTGATTTCCCTGACTTCGTAGGGTAGAAAAAAAATTTACGCCAGATTTTAATATTACATCTGTTACACCTTGCATAAACTTTCCATCTACCATACCGTTATCGCACCAAGCGATTGATACTGTTTCTTGCATTGTCCCCGCCTTCATTACATTTGTTTTTCGTTATACTTCTTATCTTGTGCAGATGCTATTGGTGCTGAATAAGAATATCCATCAACGCCTGGCTTTGATGCTGGCTTATGAATAGGTGTAACGCTCTTATGGTCTTTTGCCATCTTGCGTATTGCTTTTCCACTAATGTTTACAATTGCCATTATTTTCCCTTGTTTCTCTTAGATATTGCTGCTGCTTTCTTTTTAGCATCAGCCTTGGAACTTGCCCCCCACGCTTGAAGTGATAGGAGCAATCTTGTTGGTTCCCCATTGGGTTTACGTTCTGGTCCTGGCATACCGCCCATACGGGCTAGGAATGAGGCTCTACGGGGGTTATCACCGCTCTTTACGGGTGGCTTGAGGGTTCCACCCTTGTAGGATGCTCTACCCTTCGCATTCAGGCCACCCTTAGGGTTTTTGCCTTCTTTACGTTGCCATGCTGCTGTCATTTCTTTTTCCTTACTACTGCAGCATTATCTACCAAATTTGGATATAGTCTGCCAGCCTTTTTGGCTTTGGCTTTTGCTGCTTGTTTTTGTGCTGAAGTTAATTTAGTTGAAGCCTTCTTGGGATTTTTTTTATCCCAAAATTCTTTTTTCATTACTTACCTTTAACTCTTTTTAGTTTAGGGTTTTTCTTTTTAGCAGCAGGGGAAGCCTTGCGGGCAGCCGAAGCAAGAATCGCACTTGCACTCTCCTTGCTGATTCCCTGCTTCTTCACAATTCCCGCAGCAACTTTCTTGAACCCTGGATGTTTCTGTTTCATTTGTTCCCCTTAATTATATCCCCAGTTTTGGGGTCTCTTTGGACTTTGACAGTTCCATCCTTACGGAGGGTAAGGATGAGACCATCTCTCATAATAGTTTTATTAAAACCATCACTGCGTACAAATTGACCTGATGACATTATTTACCACGTAGGGCTGGAATTAATCCCTTTTTGTTAAATGTATCTCTAGCCTTCTTTGCTTCTGGTGATTTTAATACACCAGCAACGCCTGATTTTTTAAAACTAGTATCTTTAACTCTTGGTGTAACCTTAGAAGTCGACTTAGTAGATGTAGTTGATTCTCCCATTGGGCGTGTAGGTTTAGCCTTAATGGGTCTATCTTCTCTTGCGTTAGCACGATTAGGCATAGCAGTTCTATCTGTACTTCTACCTTCACGTACATTAGCAGCAGATCCAATTGGACCTGGTGAAGCCTTTGGCTTGTACAAAGAATTCATTTTACTAGTATCTGAAGCCTTTGTGCGTGGCTTTGATATCTTAGGCTCATAAGATGCTAGAGCAGAAGGAGATCCTATATACATATTATTAGTTGTTGCTGAAGGTGAATTTGATGTGCGTGACTCTTGGTATGCACCGTATTCAGTTGCCATTTATTTTTTCGCTTTCTTATTAGTTTGGTTTCCTTTTGCATCATATCTTTTACCTAGAATAGCGCCACCTAATTGACCAACTTGTTTGTAAACATAATCACTTAATTGATTTGCTCTAGCGTCAGTACCAGGTCCAACTTGATTTGACATATCTACCGCTGCTGAGTATGTTCTATAAACATCTCTTGCTTCTTTTCCAATGTTACCAAAGTAACTAGAAGAGTTAGAAGTATTTTTGTAAGTTTTATTAACCGTTGGTTGGTTTATACCAGGGGTAGTACGTGCTTTAGGGGTAGCCATGTTACTTCTTCTTTCCCATTTTCTTAATAACCATTTTCTTACCAGTCTTCTTGGCTTCCTTCTTGGCCATAGCCATGCCCTTTGGACCGTATGAGAATTCTTTTTTTCCAACCATTGGCATTATTTCTTACCCTTCTTCTTAAGCACTTTCATACCAACTTTAGTTTCTCTTGCTTTTTCTTTCTTGCTTTCTGGTTTCTTTAATTCTTTTTTCTTCATTGCTGCTGATTCTGTTTTTTCGTAAGCAGCGTATGCCTTTGCTTTATTCATTGCCATTATATTTGTCCTATCTCTTTGAGTACTTCTACGGATTTTTTATTTATATCTTTTGCTTTTGGCATAGTCTCTGAGTTATAGGCTTTACCTAAAGTTTCTGATGCTTCGTGTGCTGCTATTATATCTTTCATTCTGGTACCAGCAGGTTGTATGCCTTGTGACCTAGCATCGCGGTATGCCTGTAGTTCAGAATTCCATTTTTTATCTGGTATATCTCGACTAGCATCTCCAGAGTTCATCTGAAGTCCTAGACCCTTGCACCCAAAGCAACCCTCAATTGGTTCAGGGTGATGTTCCCAATGTTTCATATGTCCCTACTCTGCTGTGAAGTTACTTGCTGTTATTCCTATTCCCGCTGCTATCATTGCTGTCCTAACAGCATCGGTAATTCCAGTGTGTATAAGACCACCCATGTAATAGGCAGTATACGTCTCTAAATCATCTTGTGCTGGATATTGAGTTAATGAATATACTCCAGCATTATTAATTACTGTAAGACCTTTTGTTCTTTGAGTAAAGAATTGGAACAGTCTGTGACCACCTATTAGTCCCTGCTCTATAGTAGGTGTTAGAAATGTGTACGTTGCCATTATTCTCCTTTAATGAATTTACTGTAAGGCTAGAGTTTCCCCTAGCCCTACCGTCAATCAACTAAGCGATTGATGAACCAGACTCAATACGATACAAGGCTGCTTCGCGATAACGCTTGAAGCCAAGAACGCCGTACCAGCCCATTGGGCGGAAACGCATTAAGTGGTCAATAACTGGACCGATAACTACATGTGGCTCTTCAGCAACGGCCTCAGCCATTGCTTGCTGACCAGCAATAATTGTACGGTAGTTTTTTGCAGATGATGCACCGTCTGTAGCATTGTACAAACGAGCAGACTCTACGAAATAAGCACCTTCATAGGTACCAATTTCTCCTGCCCAAATACGATCTTGTGCAGATCCGTATTGGTTAGGAAGTAGCCATCCTGCTGAACCAGTCTCAGCACGAAGGTCGTGTGAAACTTCTGGGTGGATACCACACCAGTATAGTGAACCCTTACGGGCTACAGACTTACCAGAACGTAACTTAGCAACAGCCTTACGGATGTTGGCTGAAGAAATAGTTGCTGCTGCTGTAATTGTTGCAGTAGATGTTGCAGTTGAACCTGAGTAAATTACGTTGGTTCCGCCACGAAGTTCTGTCATTGCGACAGCATCAATGGAATCTGCAAGGTTGAATGCAATGATATTAGCAATTGCTGGATCTACATCAGCAAGGCTGAATAGTTCCAAAGCACGTGTTACTAATACTGAGTTACCGTACTCTGCAAGAGTTACAGTAACTGATGTTGGGGTACCTAGTGCTACAGAGTCACGCTCTGTTGCTTCGGTTAGCGCAGTTGATTGCGCTGCTAAATCTGCGTATAATTGTAGAACTACGGATGAGCCCGGAATACTCTGCTTTGCAGGACGCTTGTCAGCGACACTACGAATAAGGGGTTCTGAACGCAACGCGAATTCTAACAGTCGATCATACGCTGTCTGTACTAAACCAGCGCCACCAGCGGTTCCGCCGAGGGTGCTTGAGCCTGTACTTGAATAGGCATTAGCCATTGTTCACCTCCAAGGTGATTAAGAATTACTATGGATTGTTTGGTTGACCATAAATAATAGCGTTAAGTTCATCCGCGTTAGCGGCGTTCATAACTCTACTCATTAGGTCCTCTGCCTTATCAGGTGTTAATGCTCCATTGGTTACTACATCTATTTGTCGCAAGTTTGCGATGTCTCTCTGAGATAACTCGGTTTTTTGTTGTGGAGCCTGAATGCCAAACACGTCACCGTGTTGTTCCAGCCACCCCGATATTGCGTCTTCTGACGCTTCTAAATCAGCAGGTATAAATGAGGCAATTTTCTCATTAACGCCCTTTTGGGCAAATGTGTCTTTTATGATCCGCTCACGCTGAGCCTTGGTTAGACTTCC